GACCGGGTGCGGGCAGGCGAACGGGTGCTGATTCTCGCCCATCGCGGCGAGCTGCTCACCCAGGCCGCCGACAAACTCCGCGCTGTGACAGGGCTTGGAAGCGCCGTCGAAAAGGCCGAGGAAAGCGCACTGGACAGCTGGTACAGGGTGACGGTCGGCAGCGTGCAGACGATGATGAACGAGAAACGGCTGCACGGCTTCCCTGAAGATTACTTCGGCACGGTTATCGTCGACGAAGCGCATCATGCCCTTTCTGACAGCTACCAGCGGGTGCTGGCACACTTCCCCGACGCCAAGGTGCTGGGGGTGACGGCGACGCCAGACCGCGGCGATATGCGCAATCTCGGCGAGTTTTTCGAGAGCCTCGCCTACGAATACAGCCTGCCGCAGGCCATCCGCGAGGGCTTCCTCTGCCCCATTAAGGCGGCGACGATTCCGCTTCGGCTTGACCTGTCGGGCGTCGGCACCCAAGCCGGCGACTTCAAGTCGGGCGACCTGGACACGGCCCTTGACCCTTATCTTTACCAGATTGCCGCCGAAATGAAAAGCTACTGCAAAAACCGCAAAACCGTCGTGTTTCTGCCGCTTGTCAAGACCAGCCAGAAGTTCTGCGGGATCCTCCAGAGCGAGGGTTTCCGCGCCGCCGAGGTCAACGGCAGCAGCGATAACCGTGTGGAAATCCTTGCTGCATTTGACGCCGGCGAGTACGACGTGCTCTGCAACTCGATGCTGCTGACCGAAGGCTGGGATTGTCCGAGCGTTGACTGCATTGTCGTGCTCAGGCCGACGAAAGTCCGGAGCCTTTACTGCCAGATGGTCGGCCGCGGCACAAGACTTTCGCCGGAAACCGGCAAGCAGGAGCTGCTGCTCTTGGATTTCCTCTGGCACACCGGGCGTCACGAGCTTTGCCGGCCCGCCTGCCTGATCTGTCAGTCGCCGGAGGTTGCGGCAAAAATGACCGAGAGGCTGGAAAAATCGACGGTTCCAGTCGACCTCGAAGCCACTGAAAAGCAGGCGTCGGAAGACGTTGTGGCGGCGCGCGAGGAAGCGCTGGCGAAGACGCTGGCCGAGATGAAGGCGAGGAAGCGCAAGCTTGTCGACCCGCTTCAGTTTGAGATGAGCGTCGGTGCGGAAGACCTGTCTGGTTATGTGCCGGCGTTCGGCTGGGAGGCGAGGCCGGCCTCAGCAGCCCAGCGGACACAGCTGGAAAAGATGGGCATTTTCCCGGACGAGGTCGAGAGCGCCGGCAAGGCGGCGGCGCTGCTGGACAGGCTTCAAAAGCGCCGGGCGGAGGGTTTGTCTACCCCGCGGCAGATCAGGCTTTTGGAGCGCAAGGGTTTCAGCAGCGTCGGCACCTGGCGGTTCGAGGACGCCAACCGCATGATCAGCCGCATCGCCGCCCTTGGCTGGGACAGGCTGCCGCCGGGCGTTGACCCGGCAGTTTATGACCCCAACAGGGAGGGCTAAGCTGTGGAAAAAACAGATTTATTGGACATATTAGAAGTGCTCCCGCCGGGCGACCTATCCTATCAGGAATGGCTTTCGGTGGGGATGGCGCTGAAGGAAGAGGGGTACGCTGCGGCCGACTGGGAGGCTTGGTCGGCGGGCGACCCGAAACGCTACCATCCCGGCGAATGCGCCCGCAAATGGGAAAGCTTTGCCGGTTCAGATTCACCTGTCCGAGCAGGCACCATTGTTTCTCTCGCGCGTTCCAGAGGCTGGCAGCCGGAGGGTTCCGGCGGGCGTGAATTGGGCTGGGGCGACGAGATAGGCGAGGGGCAGCTGGCAGCTGGACAGCCAGTAGCTGGACAGCCTGACGATTGGCAGCCAGTGGCTGAACAGCCGGAGCGCCAGCTGATTACCTACCTAGAGACGCTTTTCGAGGCGTCGGAGACGGTCGGCTATGTCACCCGCAGCTACGAAAAAGACGGGCGCTTCCTGCCGACGAAGGGCTGCTACGACCGCACCGCCGGGCAGCTAATCGAGGCGCTGTCCAAGTGCGGCGGCGACGTCGGCGCGGTGCTGGGGGACTACAACCCCGAGGCCGGCGCATGGATCCGCTTTAACCCGCTGGACGGCAGGGGCGTCAAAAACGACAACGTCGCCGATTTCCGCTATGCGCTGGTTGAATCGGACAGTCTGCCTGTTGAACAGCAGCAGGCGGTTATCCGCAAGCTGGATCTGCCGGTTGCAGCGCTCACCCATTCTGGCGGCAAGAGCCTGCACGCGATTGTGCGGATTGACGCCGCCGACTACGCCGAATACCGGCGGCGGGTGGATTTCCTCTATCAAATCTGCCAGAAAAACGGGCTGGAAATCGACACCCAGAACCGCAACCCGTCAAGGCTTTCGCGGATGCCCGGCGTGACCAGGAAGGGCAGAAAGCAGCTTCTGCTGGGCGTCAACCTGGGCAAAAAAAGCTTTGCCGAGTGGCAGGAATGGATACTTGAAACCGACGACGAGCTGCCGGGCTTCGAGACAGCCAGCTTCGACAACCTGCCCGAGCTGTCACCGCCACTAATTGAGGGGGTGCTGCGGCAAGGGCACAAGATGCTGCTGGCGGGGCCGAGCAAGGCCGGCAAATCCTTTGCGCTGATTCAGCTTTGCATCGCGATAGCCGAGGGCAAGCGTTGGCTGGGGCTTAGCTGCGCCCAGGGGCGGGTTTTGTACGTCAACCTGGAGTTGGACCGCGCCAGCTGCCTGCACCGTTTCAGGGACGTTTACGAGGCGCTGGGGCTGCCGCCCAATAATCTTCAGCTGATCGACATCTGGAACCTGCGGGGGAAGTCTGTGCCGATGGACAGGCTGGCCCCGAAACTCATCCGCCGCGCCGCGAAAAAGGGCTACCTCGCCATCATCATCGACCCCATCTACAAGGTCATCACCGGCGACGAAAATTCTGCCGACCAGATGGCGCGCTTCTGCAACCATTTCGACAAGGTCTGCGCCGAGCTGGGCTGCGCGGTCATCTACTGCCACCACCACAGCAAAGGCGCGCAGGGCGGCAAGCGCTCGATGGACCGGGCGTCCGGCTCCGGCGTGTTTGCCCGCGACCCTGACGCGCTGCTGGACTTGATAGAGCTGCCGGTCAGCGAAGCGCTGCTGAAGCAGCAGTCGGACAAGCTGACCGCGAAAATCTGCCTGAAGGCATTGGCCAGCCGCCACATGGACGATGAATTAAGCGGCGACGACCAGCTCTCCGGCCCGGCGATGCTGCGGGCGATGAAGCGGCTGCTGCCCGACCTTTTGCCCACGGTTGAAGCGGAAATCGACGAAGCAAAGAAGGCACTGGCAGCCAGGACGGCCTGGCGGGTGGCCGGAACGCTCCGGGAGTTCCCCGCTTTCCCCGACTTAAACCTCTGGTTCGACTACCCCATCCATAAGCGCGACACGGACGGCGTGCTCGCCGATATCGACCCCGACGAAGAGCTGCCGATGTTCATGAAGGTCAGGGAGGCCCGCAAAAGGCAGGCTGACCGGCAGAAAAACAGCAAGCAGGAGCGTTACCAGATGGCCATCGAGAGCTTCCGGTTTGCTCACGGCGGCGAATATCCGACCGTGCACGAGCTTTACGAGGAGCTTCGGCAGAACGCTGAAGCGGTCGGTGAGGAAGGGCCGGCTAAGAAAACTGTACAAAATTCTCTCAGGTCAGTTGGCTATGTTGTTGATAAAAACACTGGAAAGATTTGCCCAAAATCAGAGGAAACATAGCGGCGGGGCTGTCCCGGCACTAGAAAAAACGGGAATCGGGATGCCGGGCGGGACACGTCCCGGCATTGGAAAAACGGGAATCGGGACACGTCCCGCCCGGCCCTTATATACTTCGTATAATTTTTACGTCGGGACAAGCCCTCTGTACGGGTGCCCCCCTTACGTGTGGGGCCAAGGGCTGCCCCACACACGGGAGGGACACCCTGCCAGTACAAAGCGCGCGAAAATGTGAAAATAAAAAAGCACTTTAACGAGGTGAAGCAATATGGCAAAAAAATCCAGGCGTTACGATAAGCGGCTTTCTGCAGCAAAGAAAATGCCGCCGTTATGCCGAACACAACCAGGAATGGGCTATGAGACTCAGAACGATCGGGTCCTTGATTGGGTGGGTCATCAGCATGAATTGACGTTGTATCTGTTTGATCTGATAAAGCGCCTTGGTTATATCGTTTATGACGAAGAAACGCAAATATGGCAGGGTGTGGATTATGAAAAAGGGGATGACAAACCTTGGTAAAATATGAACTTGTGGGTTTAGCCGAGTTTTTCATGAGCATGGAGCCGCCTGCTGTGACGGCGCAGGAGCGGCAGGTGCAGGTGAGCGCCGGCAGGCCGATTTTCTATGAGCCGGCGAGGCTGCGGGATGCGCGGGCAAAGCTTCTAAGCCACCTTGCCGGCCGCCGCCCTGACGAGCCGTTCAAGGGGGCGCTGCAGCTGGTGTGCAGGTGGTGCTTCCCTAAGGGCCGCCACCGTGACGGTGAGTATCGGGTGACGCGCCCTGACACCGATAACCTGCAGAAACTTCTGAAGGACTGCATGACGCAGGCGGGCTTCTGGAAGGACGACGCGCAGGTAGCAAGCGAGCTTTGCGAGAAATTCTGGGCGGAAAAGCCGGGCATCTACATCAGGATCAGCAGGTGGGAGGACTGAACATGGGCAAGAAATATATCGATGAACGGGGCTGGCGCTATCAGGTGATGGAGGGACTTGGCGCACCGCCACCCTACAAGGCACGCTACCAGAAGCCCGGCAGTGCGAGCTGGCGGTGTGTCGCGGCGCTGCCCTGGCGGCAAACCGAGGCGACTGCTCAGGCTGATCTCGACCAGATGGCGGTCAGGAAGGGCTGGAAGCTTGCTGGCAGCGAAGGAGGTGAAAAGCCATGGGAGGAATAAGTTCGCCGTTGGAAATTTTTCTGGACTACCTGCGGGAGTGCGTCCAGGTTTATCACATCGCCGAAGACGGGTTGGCCGAAGCCGACGCGCTGACGCAGGACATCCTGCACAGCTTGGAGCTGGAACGGCACGACGAAGCGGAGTACCTGGCGCTGGCGGGGGAGCTGGTCGAAGCCAGACGGAAGCGCCGGGTGGCTAAGAACAGGCTAATGACAACTGCGCCGGTACTTGGCTGGCTGGAAGGGAACCAGAGCGTCGTCAAGGGCATGGAACGGCTGCTGGGCGAAATCAGAAAGGCCGAAAGGTCGATGGAAAACAGAATCTACATACCGAAAGTGAGGAAGTAAAAATGGGCATTCCACAAATCTTGATGATTATCTTTTATACCCTAAACCTGGGGGTCAACCTAGCGCACCACGGCGAACCTAGCTTAGTCAAATACAATTTCTGGTCGTCGTTGCTGGTGGCAGTAGTAGTTTTTGCTCTGCTTTGGTGGGGCGGGTTCTTTGGGAGGTGATTTCATGATTGCGGAACTGGTATACATCATCCTCGGGCTGGCTATTTTGTGGCTTAGCCTGACGATTATCTGGGACGGCAGGGAGCATCGGGCGCGGATGAGGATGCTTAGAAAGCGTGAAATCTGGTACCAAGAACGGGCTAGCCAGAAAAACTAGACAGCATCAGGGGAGGGGTTGCATGACGGCAAAAGAATATCTGCGGCAGTATGGGCAGCTGAAACGGGAGGTGCTGCGGCTGATTGATGAGCGGCAGCGCTGGGTTGACCTGGCAACACGGATTACGCCGACCTATTCCGACGTGCCGGTTAGCGGCCAGAGCGGCGACGGGAAGATTCCGGCGGCGGTCGAAAAAATTGTGGAGCAGGAAAGGAAAATCGACGCCAAAATTGCCGAGCTGACCAAACTGTTGGAAGAAATTGAAAAGCTGCTGGGCGAGGTTAGAAATTCAAACTACCGGCTGCTGCTGGAGCTGCGTTACCTTCAAGGGCTGACCTGGGAACAGATTGCCGAGAGAATGCGCTACAGCCGGCGGCATATCATCCGGCTGCATGGGTCGGCGCTGCTGCAGATGCAAGATGTCCTTGTATGTCACCCTCCACCTGTGCTATAATATAAACTGCCAAGAGTGGCAAAGGGGTTTATGGGTGATCCTCCTTAGGCGAAGGGCAGTGTCAGAAATGATGCTGCCTTTTGTGCATGGAAAGCGGGGTGCAGCAGTGAAGCGGAGCTGTCAGTATTGCGGGCGAATCCACGAAGATGGGACGGCTTGCCCACAGCGTCCGCGGCGCCGCAAGAAAAGCCGCCGGGAGGATGCTTTTAGAAACAGCTACGCCTGGAATCGCAAACGGGAACAGATACGGCTCAGGGACTTCGGGGTGTGCAGAGTCTGCCTGGCGGAAGGGGCCGTCTGTTTTGCGAACCTTTCAGTGCACCACATCGTGCCGCTTGCCGAAGACTTTGAGCTGCGGTTACAAGACGGGAACCTGATCTGCCTTTGCCAGCGGCATCATGTAGCGGCGGAGGCGGGCAGGATAGGCCGCAGGGAGCTTTCGCGGCTGGCGAGAACACCCCCCCGGGGGCCATGGGCGGCCAAAAGCTGAAAAGCGGCAACACCACAGGCTGCCCTCCACACACAAATATTTCCCGAAACCAGGCTTGCGCCTGGACCAGTGACTCGCTTCAGGCCCCGGCGGCCGCAGGGGCCGCCTTGCCTGTCCGCTCCGTGTGCCTTCCTCTGCATTTTGGAGCAAATCAAGCCAGTGCTTCTCCATAGCAAGGGGTGGTGCATAATTGGCCTATTTTTGTAAGACTGCGTTAGCTATAGCTGTCGGCTGTCCCTGCGGCATAGGAACCTGCCGATCCTCTCTGCTTATAATATAGCACAAAATTTCGTTTTTGTCAAGGCGTATGCTGGAAAAGGAAAATATTTCCGCGGTATTGGGGGGTAGGGGGCGGCGCCTTGCTCCCCCTTTCCTTT